ACCGCGCTGATACGCTGTGTCTCGGCCTGATACGCCTTGATCTGGGCCTCGAACTCCTTGACGGCGATGTCTTTGGCCTCCATCGAGCTTTGTACGTTTTGCAGCATGTTGAACATGTTCTGCATCTCGGCCTGCATTGCCTGAATCTGCTGGTTCGCGGCAGATAGTGCCGGGTTGTCCTCGTCGGCCAACACCTTGGGGTCGAGGGTCTTCTGAAACCGCTTGGCGAGGTCTTGAGCGCCAGGCCAATCCATGTTCTTGACGAACAGATCGCCAGCAACTTGCCACAACTGAGGATTGCCTTGCAGCAACTGAGCCATCGACTCAAGGGCTTCCTGACGCTTGGTGGCGTAACCCGGGCCGGTGATGACGCGCACATCGTACTTGCCGACGCCGGGGTTGTAAATCTTGTCGATCACAACACCCTCTTGGTTGACGATCTTCTTGACCGGCTCCTCTTGCGTCGGGTTCATCTTGACGGTCGATGGTTCACCGTCCTCGCCGATGATGCGGGCGATACGCTCCGTGTCGTAGATTTTCGGGATCAGGTCGATCAATTGGCGACCGATGTGGCGGATGGCGCGGGCGAGGTTGTCAACGTAATGGTAGGTGCCGACATCGCTTTCTTTCTGACGCGCAAGGATCGCCTTACCCGACCGTTCGTTGCTGGTCATCCCCAACGATGCGTTGTACTGACCCGTGGCGCTCTTGATGTCCTCAGCCGCACCCGCTTTGGCCTGCAACAGCCCGCTGGAGGCCATCGGGGGCTGTGCTCGCTGGGGTAGTGGCAACACCGCACCCTGACCGTCCGTAACGTCCGGGTTGACCTCCAGATAGGGCCAGTTGTTCGTGTTGGCCGTCTTCCATTGCTGCTCATACCCCTCAAACTGCCCACCGTAGCCGATAAACGGGGCTTTGGGTGCCAGCGCCAACATTTCGGCTTCCTGAGACACCCAATAGTTGTACATGCGCTGGGCATCCTTGGCGTTGCGCACCAAGCCCGACACGTACATCCGTCCATCGACCTCAAACTCGTTGCCGACAACGCGCACCACGGGGATGAACGATCCGGCCCAATCGCGCTCTTCCAGAATTTCGTAGCCGTTGATTTTGCACCAACGCACCCGCTTGCGATCTGAGTCGCGGGAGCGCAGAGGCTTGCCAAACACGAGTCGGAGCGCCCTGTCTTCAGGGGTGTTGTCAAAGGCGGTCTGGTTGCCCGGGTACAGGTTCAACCGGGCTTTTTCATACTCAACATAGAAATACTCGGCGATCCGAACCGTGTTCTGGTTGATCCACTGGCTGATCGACTGGTCGCCCACACCCAGCGACATCAGGGTCGTGATGGGTGCGGCGTTGGGGTACATGCGCTCGTACTCGGCTTTGGTCATGTCCTCGGTGATGAAGCACCAGCGGGCATCCGCGCCCGTGGGGTCTTGAATCATCGGGTCCATGTAAACCGAGAAGCTGTTGCGAATCCGGCCAATCTTGATGTCTTGGTCGAAGGTGGTTTCGTCGCAATACTCGGTCAGGATGCGAACGTAACCCTCACCGTAGGACACTTGATTCTCGCAAGCCGTGTCGTAAGCGACATCGGCGTCACTCAGGTACTCGATGTGCCGGATGACCCCGTTGTACACCTCTGCCATGTCAAGGTCCGCCTTGTCGTCGGCAGGAATGACCTTGATGCCGGGGCGGTTCATTCGCTGCTCGTTCGTCACGTGGCGAACATGCTGAGGCAGTTTGTTGATGGTCAGGCAGGGGCGGGCGTTGATTGTCTGACCCTGCACCGCGCCGCGCGTCTGGAGTACGTCAGCAGGCCACTGCCATTGATTGTCGGGGGAACCCGCGAAGAACCGCAGGTCATCAAGCTCGTTTTCCCGGGTCTCGGAATAGGCCGAAATAGCCATAGTCATGCGACTACGGGCGACGGTAAGAACGTCCTCGGAACCACCTTTCGACGGGTTGGGACCGTTTTTGGCTACGTTTGCGACAGCCGTGATTCCGGTGGTGTCTTTCATGCGTCAAATACTCCGAGAGTGTGAGCCTCACGCATCACGAGCAGGTTTTCACCCTCCCATTGTAGCTCCTGACCGATGGAATCACCAAACAGCACCTTGTCGCCGACTTTTACCTCTCTGGTGTCCGGTCCAGCGGCCACCACAACGCCCGTACCGGTCTGTTTTTGTCGCAACAGCACGAACAGATCGTGTTTTTCCATGTCGGGGCGCACAATGAGGCAGTCTTGACGGGCTTTCAAGGTCATTTTCGGTAGTCGTTGGGGTTGGTTGCTCTCACGAACCCATCCATGATGTCAAAGCAGCGCCATTTTGGGCGTTGTGGCGGGTGTTTCGTCGCTCATTGTACTCACGATGCGCCACAGGATAGGCAAAAGTGACAGCAATGGCGTCAGCAGCGTCGGGAGAAGCCAGTCCCCGCGCCTTCATTTCCTTCTTCCCTTCGAGAAAAATGGTCCCTGCGGAGTTGGGCTTCTTCATCGGACCGATCAGATCACCCTTCAGCAACCTGTCCTGCGGGATACTCGCTGTTTTGAGCCAGTCGCGCATCGCTCCCCAGATTTCCGCCCGTTTGTTGCCCCACATCACCGGGTTTTTCGCCTTCCAGCCGAAGTTCACCCCTCTGACCTTGTACTTCTGCTCGACCAGTCTGTCCAACACCCCGTAGCCCAGCCCACCCTCGTCAATCACCGTCAACGCGGGCCGATACTCTTCGATGGCGTCGATGACATGTCCGACCGTGGTCATGGTGTCGTCACCCCTGAACCGCCTGATCGCCACGATGTCCCGCCCACGACGCACGGCAATCACAGTGCTGTCCATGCCCCCACGGGCCGGGTCAACGCCGAGGACCACGGGTGCAGTCATGTCCTTGTACTGCGGGCGCTTCATGGCGTCATCGACAAGGTGTGGGGCGATGAACTGGTCCTGTCCACTCTTGGGAAAGTCCCCATACACCTCAACCCGCGCCTCGTCGGAGTCTTCACCGTACTCGTCGATGATCTGCTGGTAAATTGTCTTGTCCGTGCCCTCAACGGTACGGGCGTCAATCTTCTCACTCTCCCAAAACTCCCGCTTCGACCCGTCCACGGCCTCGTAGAAATACCCCGTGTTGCGGCGCCCGTTGCTGAACGCCAGCCAGTACCGGTCCAGGATGTTCTCGGTAAAGAAGCCCGCAGCCACGGACCAGATGCTGTCCGGGATACCGCTGGCTTCGTCGAAGATCACCATCATGCCGTCCATGTTGTGAACACCGGCATAGGCGTCAGGGTTCTCCTCGCTCCACAGCTTGCCCTCAGCCCCCCAATACCGGGTGCCCTTCTTGAGGTCACGTTCGACCAACTCCGTCAGCCACGACGCGGGCGACAGACTCGTGGCCGTGGGTTCCCACCAGTGGGCGTTCAGCGCCATCGTCACCCACTTGGTCAACTCACCCCACGTCACCTTGCGCAACTGGTTCTCGCTGTTGGCCGATACGATCACGCTGCTCCCGATCCTGGTGGTCAGCATCCACAGGATCAACCAACTGACCAGCGCCGACTTGCCAACCCCCCGCCCGGACGACACCGCCCTGCGCAGCGCGTCGATCAACTCACCGTTGCTCAGCTTGCCCCGGTTCTCCCGGATGAAGTCCCGTATCCGGCGCAGGGTCCGGCGCTGCCACGCCCGGGGCGCCTTGAAGTGTTCGAGTGGGGTGTTCTTCTGCCCCCACGGGAACACGAACAGAACAAACGCCTCGGGGTCGTCCTTGATCGACGGACTCCAAAGCTGAGTCATCAGCGTCTGCTCGTCTTCGGGGCTGTATCGGGGCTTCTGCATCAGGTCATCCAATCACCAAGGGCACTCGCTGCCACGACCACCAACAGTCCAACCAGTATCCACAGCATCATCTGTCCTCCAGTCTCGGGGTCACATCGACCACTTCTGCCTCAATCACCCGGGCGTGTGCCGCAGCCAGCGCCTCAGTGATGGATATGCTGCCGCCGAGTTCAACCTGCTTGACCTCACCGTACCGCTTCCGATTGTGGGCACCCATGAGCCACTTGCGCGTGTCGATGCGCAGCTTGTCCCGGTTCACCGTGTCGTTCGATGTGGGGTCTACCGATTCGATCCCATCGGCAATCTCAAGAATCTCACCGGCCAAGAACTCGGTGCGCATCTCCTGCGCTTCCTTGAACCGTTCATGGCGAGCGGGGTCACGCTTGACCCATCGCAGGAAGTCTTCATACGAAATGGCGCGGTAGTCGTTGTCAATCAGCGATTGCAGGGACCGGCCTCGGTAGATGTCTTCAATCACCCGTTCGAAGACTTGCTCATATTCGATGTGCAGCAGTTCACGCGCCGACTTTGAGGGGCGCGGGGGCTTGGGGTCTGGGCACGACAGCCAGTTTGGGAGTGGGGTTTCGCCGGTGACAACCGTGCCTAGGGAATGAGGGCTTCCTTGTTCCATAGTGGGTGCGAGTGTACATCGGAGTTCGGGGGCTGTGCAACGGAAGGGTTGGCGGGAGTAAGGAACCCATTGGGTTTTTGATTTTGAAAAAAATTTCACGGGTTCTGTGGTACCAACGTCGCCGATGACCCGAACCCGCTGGCCCTCACCCCCTCCCCC